TGAGAACCCCATTGGAAGTGTCGTAGTAGCATTACGGAACTTCTTACGGGATGTAGCCTGTGGAAAGAAAGTATTGATTGCATTGGATGGATTGGTTCCCTATGCAAAGATTGTTCAACAACGATATCGTCGTATGAAGAAACCTGAACCTTCTTTATTTGATAAGCATCAAATCTCACCTGGAACTCCGTTTATGATTGAACTTGAAGACACACTGCGATTCTGCTTTCCTGACTGTATTCTGTCTGGAACCGATGAACCCGGTGAAGGAGAACATAAGATCTTCAAGTGGCTTCAAGCAATGGAACCATCTGAACGTAAGGATATATTGATCTACGGAATGGACGCTGATTTGGTATTGATTTCTGTTGCACAATCTGCTTTGGGGTCCATTAAACTCATTCGTGAAAACCGAGATTCAGGGTATTCAACGTTTGATATCAGCGCATTATGTAAAGTTTTACCTATAGATCCTGATGATTGGGTTCATATGTGTATCTTTTGCTTTGGTAATGACTTCATGCCTAATCTTGCGATGTTTTCATTGCGAGAAGATGGATATTCACGAGCAGTTCACTTTATCAAAAAGAATACTTTGAAAGGAGCCGTCAAAGATGAACTTAAGGTCATTCTAAAACGTGCCAAAGATACAGATCGCAAGTTCGTTGCAAAAGATGGTCATGCTCTTGAAAGTCGTATGGCATTGCATTTGATGGATGGTGTTCTAGATTGGAGTAAAGTTGAATATGCGTATGAAAAGACATTTGAATGGACCTTACATTACTTCAAAACATCCGATGTCCTAGATTGGTGTTGGTATTATCCTTACCCAGAAGCACCTTTGTTTTCATCGGTTACTGAAAAGGAAGAGCGAACCCTAGACTTCACATGGGAACATCCAACACCACCATTTGGAATCAAAGAGCAACTAGACTTCATTCTTCCAGGAAGAGGTGTCTATCCAGACGAACTCTACGATGAAGGACCGGATTCAAGACATATGTGGATGAAAGCGTATTCTTGGGAAACCGATCCTTATATTTCGCTTCCTTGGAATCCAGTCACTCCACTTACTCATATTACCTTCGGACTTGGAACCGACCTCCACTAAGTCCCATACGAGGAGTAAGTCTTGTATCTATACGAATTGGACTAGGTATTTCTTGAGTAGGTGAGTCTAATACGTGTCCAGGTAAAACGACTGTATCTTCTGGAATATCCTGTTCAAAGTTGTTCTCACGTTTCTGTACGTATTGAGTTTCAATTTTCATCATTTCTTGAATCTTTTTTAACGAAGCAAAACCAGAAGCGTCTTGCATTGTACGCCAAAATCGTTGAATATGAGTTAAATATGCACTGCGATACTGTTGTGCTGAGCGAGATTTTACATTCGTTCGCAATATTTCAAAACATGCGGCAACACTTGAATAAATAGGTTTATTCAATCTCCGGTTCACAGAATTGTGAACCCGAAATGTGAAGAGTAGAAATTCACGTCTAGACGTTAACATCTGTGGATAGTTTCGTCTATAAGACGCCAATACAATTCCAAAGTGTTCTCGACAACTTGGACATGTGATGGTAGACTGAAACATGTCTAACCATGCTTGCGTCAATGTTTGTTCCGAAGGAGTTGGAGAATCAGGGTAGCATGAAGCAACAGAATGTAGAGTCATCCATCCAAGTGGTCCCCAAATAGAAGTCATTACAATTACATTTACTTTGCGACAATCATTCCTGCTTCCATACCGCCTTCTAAGATTTCACGAACAATATGAGGTGGTGTTTTTGAATCCACTGAAAGACCTGATTTACGAAGTTGGTCACGAACTTTTACATCCGTCATACTCTTTACTTTTTGTTTGATGGTTTTACGTCGTAGTGCGGCACCCTTTTCAGTCAAAATCTTTAGAGTTCCTTTACGGTAAGGTGGTGGTTTGGCAGGATCACGTACACCTACAATTGGATCTTTTTTAGAACGCGTGCCCTTCATGACACCACGTGGGTAAGTTCGCATTGACTTGTGGCGACTACTTGCAATCTGAGGAGGTGGAGTAGGATCCGAATGATCCACCTTTTGAATTTTGACACCGGACATGCTTATTCAAAATGGATAGATATATTTACAGCGAACAAGACCTCATAGTATTACCATGTCGTCAATTGAATGGGAAGCAGTTCGTTCGTATTTCTCAAATGGTGTTCGTAGAATGGTAGATCATCAGGTGGATTCGTATGAGGACTTTATTCGCAATAAGATTCCATTGATTATTCAATCCACACCTCCCATCACTGTGTGGCATGAACAAGATGAGACCCTCAAGAAGTACAAATACGAGTTCAAGTTATCATTTGAGAACATTTCCTATATTAAACCACGAATCCAAGAAGCAACAGGACGTGTTAAACCAATGCTCCCTATGGAAGCACGCATTCGCAACTTTACGTATGCAGCACAGATGTATGTGGATGTACGTTTCATTGCACGAACCTACAAGGGTCCATTATTGGATACCTACGATGAGGAATCACGAGTGTTTGAAGGCATCAGTCTAGGTAAGATTCCAGTGATGCTTGGGTCCAGTCTATGTTTGCTCAAAGACTACCCATTAAGTCTAGAAGCATACGGTGAATGTGCACACGATCCTTTAGGATACTTCATCATTCACGGTTCTGAACGAACAATTTTGTGTCAAGAAAAGGTTGCTGACAATCGCATCATGATTTTCCAGAACAAGAAATCAACCTCCAAGCACTTGTATTCAGTTGAAATCAAGTCATTACATGAATCCTTCACTTTGCCACCTAAGAAATTAGAGATTCGCATCAGTTCCAAATTCAATGGATACGGTAATCCACTGACTGCGTGTGTTCCAAGATTTCGTGAAGACATTCCAGTGGTCGTCTATTTCCGTGCATTAGGTGTTCTGACTGACAGAGAAATCACTCAAATCATCTGGGGATCCTTAGACGATCCACATGTAGAGTTATTGGCAGCATCCTTTCGTGATGCATCTGAACTTGGAATCTTCACTCAACAAGAAGCAATTTCATACTTGACCAACCACTTGCAGTATGGAACCAATCAAGAGGACAAGTGTGCCTATGTCCGTCAACTCTTGAACTCTGAACTCTTACCTCATGTGCGATTCGCAGGTGAACTTACAACGACACCGATTCATAATGCACGTAAAACCATGCTGATGGGTTCTATGATTCAACGATTGTTGCTGACCTACTGCAAACAGATTCCTCTAGACGACCGAGATGCATATCCTAATAAACGTGTAGTGACCACTGGATCCTTACTGACTCACTTGTTCCGTCAGTTATTTCAGAAAGTCTGTAATGATACTCGCAATGAGTTTGTACAAGAAGTGAACAATGATACCTGGAAACGAGGTGAACCTCGTCCAATGGATATATTGAATACCAATAACCTTTACAAGATTCTCAAACTCTCTGCGATTGAAGGTAAACTCAAGCAAGCGTTAGCAACAGGCAACTTTGCAGTTCAAGGGTTAGGTACAGTCTCTTCAATGTCCAATGCATCCAAAGTAGGTGTTTCTCAAGTCTTAGGTCGTATGTCGTATGCGGCAACCATCAGTCACTTGAGACGTATTCAAACTCCTGTTGAAAAATCAGGTAAGTTATTGGCACCTCGTAAACTCCATGGCACATCTTGGGGATTCATGTGTCCAGTGGAAACTCCAGAAGGTCATTCAGTCGGTATTGTTAAGAACATGAGTTTATTGACTTCAATTTCACAACATGTTCCTTCAAGCACTGTGCTACACTTTCTACAAGATGACGCACGATTGACTTGGATTTCAACTCCAAAAGTCTATACTGGAACTTCCATCACAGTGAATGGAGTATTGGTTGGATATACAGAAAAACCCTATGAAGTGGTCTCATCCTTGAAACTTGCAAAGCAAACTCGTAGATTGCATCCACACATTTCAGTTGCATGGTATACGATGATGAACAACATTTCAATTGAAACCGATGGAGGACGTTGTGTTCGTCCAGTGTTCAGGAAAGGAGCAGAACCTCCTAAAGATCGAACAAGTTGGAATGAATGGGTTGAATCCTGCGTAGATTACATTGACCCATCTGAATCTGAGACGCTTCGTATCGCAATGACACGTGATGAACTAACTACCTCTCATACCCATTATGAGATTCATCCATCCTTGATTGTAGGGCATATGGCGTCTACGATTCCATTGTCAGATCATAATCAATCTCCTCGTAATACCTATCAATCTGCAATGGGTAAGCAAGCAATGTGTATTTACGCAGGAAACTTCGCTAAACGCCTTGACAAGAACGCCTATGTTCTCTGTTCCATTGCACGACCAATTGTAGAAACACGTCCAATGAACATCTTGAAGATGCACGAGATGCCTTTCGGTATGAATGCAATTGTAGCAATTGCTTGCTACGGTGGATACAATCAAGAGGATTCAGTCATTATGAACAAGTCTGCAGTTGAACGTGGATTCTTCCGTGGACTCTATTACGGAATGTACAAGGATGAAGAACATCGTAATGTGACATCCGGTCGTGAAGAGAAGTTCATGAAACCTCAAAAGCATGCAACACGCAAATACAAAAACACATCGTATGAAGCAATCTCTGAATCCGGTCTTCCAATTATCAACTCAGTACTTCAAGAGAATGATGTAGTCATTGGAAAGGTTGTCAACTTACGAAATGACGCAGCAGGATACGCATTCCGTGATGCATCTACGACACATAAGAATTCTGAGCAATGTCGTATTGATGGAGTCTGGCAGGATAAGAATTCAGATGGATATCCGTTCATCAAAGTGCGTACTGTATCTGAGCGTATTCCACAAATTGGTGACAAGGTATCCTCTCGTCACGGTCAGAAAGGAACCATTGGAATGTTGATGGAAGAAGAGGATATGCCGTTCACATCAAGTGGTCTTCGCCCAGACATCATCATGAACCCTCACGCAGTTCCTTCTCGTATGACAATTGCTCAGTTGATGGAGAACATCTTTGGTAAGATTGGTGTGCGTAAAGGGACACTTGGAGATGGAACACCGTATTCACATTTGAAGGTGGAAGATCTCAAAAAACACATGGTAGATTTGGGAATGCATCCTTACGGAAATGAGATTCTCTACAATGGTCAGACAGGTGAGATGATGCAAGCAGAGATCTTCATGGGTCCTACCTTCTATCAGCGTCTCAAACACATGGTGATTGATAAGAAGCATTCACGTGCACGAGGACCGATTGTAAGTCTGACCCGACAACCTTGTGAAGGTAGATCACGTGATGGAGGATTGCGTGTAGGTGAGATGGAACGAGATTGTATGTTATCACACGGCATCTCGGTGTTTACCAAGGAGCGTCTGATGGATGTTTCCGACCCGTTCAATACAGGTCTTTGTAAATCATGTGGAACACTTGCAGTTGTGAATCCAGTGGAAGGAATTTATGCATGTGGTGTCTGTGGGAATAAGACGGACTTTATCATGAAGACAATTCCGTATGCGATGAAGTTATGGATGCAAGAGTTGGAAGCAATGCATATCACACCTAAGATGATACTTGAGTAGGGTCATCATGTTGAACCATTGTATTCAAACTTTCACTAGATTGTGATTTTGTCATTCCAGACTTAAATCTATTTGCATCCTTTCTAACTAACCACCCAAGGCATCCTCCAACGACTAAAATTCCAACAATAGCGACGATTCCAATGGCGTCCATTTTTTAATTGACGCGTTCAGTCTGAAAGTTTGTCTCATCTTAAAACAAAATGCCTGAGACTACTGCTGCTGGAAACTACAATCTACCTGGAATGGGAGAAGGTCAATCTGCTGGACGCCGAGGAACCCGAAAGGGACCTTCTGCTAAGGCCTTGAAGCGCGTTCTCAAGTCTCACGGACTCAAGTCTTCTGGTAAGAAGGCAACTCTCCGTGCCCGTGCAAAGAGGGCACACCTCTTGAGCAAGGCGTAAAGAGGAATCTTTCCAATGACGTAAAAAGGATCTAACAACTACATAATGAAACGAACTCTTCGCAGAAAACTACGAACTCACCGTCTTCGCAAAGGTGGAGATGAAGTCAATGTGAACTATACTACAGGATCCAATGAAGGTGCATCGGATATACAAGATGTACGAAGATCTCTACGAAAAACTGGTTCTAAGTTATATGGAGGTCGCCGAACCCGTCGTTATCGCAAGAGGTCATAAACTAACTAACCAATACATGATTCTATATAGAGTCCATATTGGTGCGTCGCCCTACCCTGTAAATAATTTTTCTCGCGCTTAAGCAAACAATATGGGTGGTGGTCTTCTTCAACTTGTCAGCTACGGTGCGCAGGACATCTACATTTCCGGCAATCCCCAGATTACATTCTGGAAGGTGCTTTACAAGCGCCATACAAACTTCGCCATGGAGTCCATTGAAGTCACCTTCAACGGCCAGGCCGACTTCAACAAGCGTGTGACTGCAGTCATCAACCGCAATGCCGATTTGATGTACCGCACATACGTCCAAGTCGTTCTCCCTGCAGTTGACCTAATAAGTGGTGCAACTTCCTTGAACCGATTCAGATGGCTCAACTACATCGGTCACCGTCTCATCAAGACGGTTGAACTCGAGATTGGCGGTCAGCGAATTGACAGACAGTATGGTGACTGGATGCAAATCTGGACCCAGTTGTCCCAGGATGTCGGTACCACTGAGGCACTCAACGACATGATCGGTAACACCCACGATCTCGTCCTCATGAAGGACAAGAGGGGTTATGCCTTGGATGCTTCATGCGCTGGTTCTGAGCTCACAAACTCTTGCGCTCCTCGCGGAGGCACTCCAGCACGAACATTGTACATTCCTCTTCAGTTCTGGTTCTGCCGCAACCCTGGTCTTGCAATCCCTCTCATTGCTCTCCAGTACCACGAGGTCCGTATCAATGTTGAGTTTGAGCAATGGATTAACTGCACCTACTACGAGTTAACCACAGCTGGTGGAACAGTTCCTGCCAGCATCCAGTCCTTGACTGCTGCTTCCCTCTACATTGACTACATCTACTTGGACACTGAAGAGCGACGACGATTCGCCCAACAGACCCACGAGTACTTGATTGAGCAGCTCCAGTTCACCGGTGCTGAGTCCATCACCTCCTCCTCCAACAAGATCCAGCTCAACTTCAACCACCCGGTTAAGGAGCTCGTCTGGGTTGTTCAACGAGATTCCTTCGTTGACTGCACACCTAACCAGGTCTTCATCCAGGAGGTCAACGGATGCCAACCATTCAACTACACTGATGACTTCAGCACTGAAGGAATCGTGATGGATGTCCTCGCACGTGGCGCACTTGCTACAGGTGGAACTGCAGCTTCAGTCCCAACTTCTGTTGATGGTCCTTCAGGTCCTTACCTCCCAGGTATCGGTATTCCAGGACTTGGTCCATCTCTCAACGGTGCATCATGGATGGACACCAATGCTGGTAACGACCAAGCAATTGTGTTTGAGGACACAACCAACTACCTCCTCGCCAAGGTTATCCTCCAATCTGGAGTCAAGTGCGAGGGCAAGAACCCAGTTGAAGTTGCCAAGCTCCAACTCAACGGTCAGGACCGATTCACTGAGCGTGAGGGACGATACTTCTCCCGAGTGCAACCATACCAGCACCACACCCGAACACCTGCTCAGGGTATCAACGTGTATTCCTTCGCACTCAAGCCAGAGGAGCACCAGCCATCAGGCACCTGCAACTTCTCACGAATTGACAAGGCAACCCTCCAACTCACTGTCTCAGTCAACACAGTGCGATCTGGACGAACTGCTCAGGTCCGAGTGTATGCAGTTAACTATAACGTGTTGCGAGTGATGTCAGGCATGGGCGGCTTGGCATACAGCAACTAAACAACAAAACAAAAGAAAACAAAAACATCAAATCTGGATAGATTTCTATTCAGTTTTGATGTAACAAAAAGGATAATCTGTACAGACTCCTAGATATGCATTTGAAATCTTGCTTGCTTTTTCTGGCATAACTTGGATTGTTTGTGATGTCATATGACTACCAATATTACCCCATATATAACCTTTACTAGTTAGAGTATACGTATCCTTATCATGAAAGAAGCAGTTGTAGTTATCCTTTAGTGCAAGCAGTGCATCAAGATTTTTACAGTGAATCCAAAGTTTTGAATGATTCGCTTCAAGAAACTCAATCGTTGTTTCATGTTCAGGACCATCATGACCTAACCATAAATGCTCATCTACTTTCCAAACATCAATCTCACAGTCAAATCCAAGATTGATTGCTGTCATAATTGTATCTTCTCTATTCTCAGTTGCAGGATTGGGTCCATTGATGTTCCCACGATGAGCAATAATCATATAGTTATTATTTATGTTTTTCTTTCTAAATATGAATAATGTATATTACATTCGTAACAATTGAATTAAATTAATCCAAAATGAAGGCAATGATTAAACTAATTATATTTGATTTGGATGGTGTATTGCTTGATTTTTGTGAAGTTCATTATGAAGCATTAAATGATGCAATTAGAGAAATCTCTGGACAATCATTCTGTATAACGCGAGATGAACATGATACTACTTATAACGGACGTAGTACTAGGGCAAAACTTGCAATGCTTAAAGAGAACAAGGGTCTTTCTTCTGAACTATTTGAAAAGATCTTTGTCCGGAAGCAAGAGTTAACTGTAAGTGCAGTGTCTAAAGTTTCTAAATCTAATGTTCTTTACTCAATGTTAACACGTCTACTAAATGATGGATATAAGACAGTTTGTGCAACAAATTGTATCAGAGCAACTCTTGATGCTGCACTTGATGCACTTGGAATTAGTAATTTATTTACATTTACAGTTTCTAATGAAGACGTTGTGAATCCAAAACCTGACCCAGAGATTTACAAACTTTGTCATATGAAAGCAGGTGTTACTGCTAATGAAACTCTTATCTTTGAAGATTCACCAATAGGTCTTAAAGCAGCACGAGAAAGTGGGTCTAAGGTTGTTTGCGTTCCTACACCATCGTGTTTAACCGAGGAGTTTGTAATGAGCGCACTTAGACCAATTACGATAGTGATTCCAATGGCAGGTAATGGAAGTCGTTTTATAAATGCTGGATATACTGATCCGAAACCACTCATTTCAGTTAATGGTAAACCTATGATTTCATGGGTTGTTGATAATCTTGCAGTACCTGGAGCACAATTTATATTTATTATTCGAGCTGATTACCCACAATCTTGCAAGGAATATCTTCGTTCAATAGCACCAGAATGCTTAATTATTGTTGTTGAAAAGGTTACAGAAGGAGCTGCTTGTACTGTACTTCTCGCGAAGAATAATATCAATAATGATACGCCACTTTTGATTGCAAATAGTGATCAGTTCATTGAGTTTGATGTAGGTGAGTTTGTCAATTCATTCTTATCATCGGATACAGACGGTAAGATATCTACATTTGACGGCAATAGACATCCTAAGTGGTCATATGCAGCCGTAAATTATGGATACGTTACTGAGGTTCGTGAGAAGGACCCGTTTTCGGATCATGCAACAACAGGTGTGTATATGTGGAGGCGCGGTTCGGATTTTGTTCGATTTGCAGAGCAGATGATCTCCAAGAATATTAGAGTAAATAATGAGTTCTACACTGTACCCGTATACAATGAAGCAATTGCAGATGGATTGAAGATCACCATAGAAGGATGTAAACGAATGTGGGGACTAGGTGTGCCTGAAGATCTTGAATATTTTCTGAGCAACTACAAATGTTTCTAAGCAAGACATACTTCTACGGTGACAGTCATGGTGAATCCTCCTTCAAAGGATTTTCCATGCCACATGAGTGTAGGATTGAAAAGTCATGCACCATGCATCGTGTTGGACGTGATAAAATGATTCCAAATTGGAAACCATGTTCACAAAGAGATACAGTTGTATTTGCATTTGGGGAAGTAGATTGTAGAGCTCATATTGGAAAGCAAATTGAACTTGGACGTACTGAGAATGAAGTTATTGATACGCTCACTAAAGAGTACATAGATACAATTTGTTCTGTTACAAATTCTAGAGTAATAGTTGTTGCAGTTATACCTCCTACAGCACGAAAAGATTATGAATCAAGTGTTGTCAATTGTGGTTTTCCATTTGTTAGTTCAGATGAAGATCGTGTTAGGTATACTAGATCTGTAAATAATCATTTATTTGAACTTTGTAGAAAGTACAACTTCATCTTTTTTGATCCATATGAACCTTATACTCGTGAAGATGGATGTCTTCGTCGTGAATTATCAGATGGAAATGTTCACATTGGAGACACAAGGAAAGTTCTAGAAAGTTTTAAAATAGTTTTGTAATAAACTAAATGAACTCAGTACCAATTGATTCACCGGATAATGAGGCATTTTGTCATTGGGTATTTGAATCTGCTATCCTTTTACCTAAACTATATGAGAAACAGGAAAACATAGTTTTGGCTAATAAGAAAACATATAAGATCCTGTTCTGTAAATATTTCAAGATTTCAGATGAGAAGATTAAGTATAGTGTCAATCATTTAGCTGCTTTTCCTTTTAGATTGATTGATAACCCAATCCGAAAGGAATACCCTCTGCTTCTACAAACATTTTTTACTAAATTTTCCTCGTCTGTTATAGCTGACGTAGACTTTGTTGTTATGCCAAGACAGAGAAAGGAGAATTATGTTATAAATAATAGACAATGTCCGTTGACTCCATTTTTAGATGTCTTTGCAGCGTCCGTATGCACCTATAGACTCGTGCATACGGATGACATTACTGATTTACAAACACAGATTGATTTAGTAAACTCTGGTCGGAATCTTGTTGTTGTGGATGGATCTGCATTCTTAGTCAATGGGATGTTCTGTTCTGGAAAACATATTTATGTTATCAACTGTGATCTTGTCGAGAATCAATCCAAGATATATCCAATGATGAAACTTATCTACGAGCAGATTAAACAAAAGAACACAGTTACCTTCATTAGAGGAGAGAATCTACAAAGTATCATTAATCAAAAGAACACCATATCATATTTTTACCAGTAACATTTTTTACTAATTCTCTGTAGGTTTTTGGAGAAGCTTCAACTGCTACAATCGTGTTATTGTTTAGATTTTGAAGAGTCTACTTTCCAATATTTGCTCCGATATCAAATAGAAGCATTACTATATATAAATTAAGCTAATCATTCTAAATGCTTATTCTTAAGTAAGATGTCACCTCCAAAGTCATGAACAACTAACCAATCTGACCCAAATAACTCAAGGAGTTGATCACGATTTAGTTGACCTTCGTATAAATTCGTTGCGTACTCTGTATATACATATCGAGTACGAGAAAGGGTATTCTTTGCACCCGAGAAGACAATATCTTCGGCACCCTGAACATCAACCCATATGAAATCAATAATAGTATCCTTTATAGTTTCTAAATCATCCAATCGAATACATTGAACCATTACCTTATTTGGAAAGGTAACCCATTTATGTGCAGTTAAATGACCAGTTGGTTTTTTGAGAGATGATGAAGACGACCAGTCATTGGAATTGTGTTTATCATCAATGTATGCTGGACAATTTCCAGAAGACATATAAAACTCACATTGTTCATTCTTATTTGAAAGAGCAACAGGATAGAACTCACATAATTTGTCAATCTTAGCATCTGTTATCATTTTTATATTTCTCGGATCAGGTTCAAATCCAATGATTCTAGCAGTAGGGTGCATAGCATGAAATCTCTCAGTGTCTTCACCAAAGTGCATACCAATCTCAATAATTGTCTTTATATTCAAGTTTTGAATAAACTCGTATATATTCATTTATCATTTGTATACACGACTATCTAAACTTGACACAGTATAGTACCTGGAAAGTAGTATCCTTTAATAGGAATATAAGAGTCATTAAAAAACTTAGTTGGCATTACGATCGTTCTATCTCGATTCAGATAAGCGCCCCACCAACAGAATGTTGAGTTTGAACAAATTCCGCCTTTTGTACAGTTTGCCATTCCTGCAAGACTTCTAACTTCATCTTCTTCTACAAATGTATGTTCAATTGTTGAGAGGAATGAAGACTTTTTCGCGTACTCTACATCATTTGTGAATATAAAGAAATGAGTGTCTTTTGGAAAATGTTTGATTGCATTCTGGTAATATGAATTCTGTAAACCTACATCATGTAACCAATGATTTACAAAATCTCCTCCACGAATGTGGATAAATGCACCTTCACGCTTTTCAACAGATGGTAGAGTTAATCTATTTATAAAATTATCTGAAACATATCTCCAGTGCTGGAGATGCCCGTCTATACAAACTGATTCGTCAATTGGAATCATTTGATTCCATTCCTCCTTTTCAAGTACTAATTCTGGTAAAGTAGTGTATGGTATTGGTAAAATGGGAACCGATTTCCATTGTGAAAAAATCGAATCAAAGTATTTCTCTGTACTATGAATTGTAATTGGAGATTCTGTGTCAACAATACAGAATGTGCGATTTGTTTCTGCTGCAATCGTTTCTGCTGCTGCAAGTCTAAATAATTGGTTTCCTAGACCTCCATTTAGTTGAACAGCAAGCATTCTTTCTTTAGGGTTCTTTTCATAAACAACCCATCCATGTCGTTCTCTATCAGAACCAGCAATTCTCTTCCATTCCGGATGATTTTTAAACCACTCAACAATCTTTGGACACTTTGATGTTTTAGTGTCATCTAAAATATAGACTGATGCATTAGTTGTGTTAATCATTTTCTCAAATTCAAACCATGTTAGATATTCAGAACCATCTAGAAGGATGACTTGTGGATCATTCATAGGAACATAGTTACAACTCCAAAAATTCTTAATATCCTCTTTGTGGTACTCTAATTCAACTGAAGGATGAATTGTGTTTACTTGTTCCCATGTAGGACATTGTGAATCTTCTAAAATACGTCCATGAATGATCTGAATGGGTAAATAACCCTTCCATACATTTGTTGCTTCATCTACGCGATTCTTTGCAATTTCATAACTCTGAAGTGCAAAGGTATCTGTACGATTTTTGAATCCTTCATAAAAACAACATGTTGAACCTTGACCATTCCATGTTCCTATTTCAAGAAATCTAGTAAATTTGGGATCAGATGCATAATATATAATACATCGTCCAAATGTACTATTCACTTGTATTTGTCCAGTATTTTGAACATTCATTTTTATTCTATTAGATAGCATCGTTTAAAACCATTCTTTTAACTAGTTCAGGAAACGTAGTAGTTGCTTTCCATCCAAGTTGTGTCCATGCCTTTCTAGGATTTCCAATAAGTAGTTCAACTTCAGCAGGACGATAGAATTCAAGGTTCACTTTGACAATGACTCGTCCTGTTGAATCTTCACCTCGTTCATGAACACCTTCACCTTTCCAGGTAATTGGACCCCATGCAGTCTCTAGAAACTCTCGGACTGTATGCGTTTCACCGGTTGCAAGAATGTAATCATCAGGTTTCTCTTGTTGAAGCATTCTCCACATTCCTTCTACATAATCTGGTGCATAACCCCAATCTCGCTTTGCATCTAGGTTTCCAAGTTCAAGAACAAATTCAGGGTCCTTCTTCAATCGTGCAATCCCCTTAGTGATTTTACGAGTGATGAATTCTTCTCCACGACGTTCAGATTCGTGATTGAACAGAATACCGTTGCAAGCAAACATTCCATAACTTTCACGGTAGTTCTTGACAATCCAATATGCATAGAGTTTTGCTACTCCATACGGACTCCTTGGATAAAAGGGTGTTGTTTCTGACTGAGGTGTTTCCATCACTTTGCCGTAGAGTTCAGAGGTAGAAGCCTGATAGAATCGTGCTTGTGTAAGATTCATAGATCGTAAGATTTCCAAGATACGAAGAGGGCCCAATGCATCTACATCGGCAGTCAATTCAGGTTGACGAAAGGAAGTATGAACATGTGACTGAGCACCTAAGTTATACACTTCAATACGTTTGTAGTCTGATACTTCTTCAAAGACAGAACGTAGTGAATTTGCATCCGTAAGATCTGCTTCTTTAAGAAAGAATCTTGGGTGATTTAGAATACCTGTAATTCGTTCAGTATTGGAACGTGATGTTCTTCTTGCAATTCCATAGACATCATAGTCTTTAGAGAGTAATAGTTCTGCAAGATACGATCCATCTTGTCCTGTAACACCTGTTATCACTGCAGCACGATTCATTGATTACTTTGTGAGGAATGCTTGTAAATCCTGTAACTTCATCCAAAAGACATCTAGAAAGTTTTCATATTTTACTGGATCCCATGTAAATCCGGTAGTATCAATAGTATCAAATGAATCCACTAGTAAGCAAGGAAATCGTTCATACATATCATCAAGACCAGAATGAATAAGTACAGGAACTGAACCCATCAATAGGATTTCACAAACACGATGAGTATCAAGTCCATGTCCACGCATAGATACTACAAATTTATGTTTACCTATTTCGGTCATGTATTCATTAAAAGGAAGTTTTGGAAGTGTAGGTTTTAAACTTCTTGAACCATGTGTATTTCCATGAAATGGAATACAGAGTGTATCGCTCTTAGATTCCCATGGAATACGACTTCTATGAAGTTTAAGTAATTGTTCATGATTTCCATTAGGTCTTTCAGGTTCTCCTACACCAATTGGTATTTTGTAAATCTTCGGATGACTTACTGTAATATTGCATCCAATCCATTGTTTGATATTAGGATTTGCAAGAATCGTTTCACATGTTGATTGACTTGGAGATAAGTCTGAAACTGCACTTATAAGTGTGATAGGTTTATTGATTTCTATAGAACTTAAAAACCAATCTAGATAGTTTGTCTTCACGAATACAAAATCCCCAAGTGCTAGTTGTTTTCTATAATTATAAGAGTGTTGTACAGAAACACCAGATCCACTGTAGTTGTCATCATAGATAGAGTTTGCAATAAGAGGTAATCGATTATAGGACAAATGAGTTGGACTCTTGGTACGAAGTTTATCAGTTTGAATCCTTGCAAGGAGTTGTCTCCAAAACAACTTCACCGATTCAATACGTCGTTCACGAAAATCACCTTCGGGTGTGTAACTGAATGTTTCAAGTTTATGAAAAAGATCTTCAATTGAGTCAAAAATCACTGTATTGGGTGATGCGAACGTGTCCCACATACAACTGTTTTCAATCCAGTACTCATCATCTTTGAATTCAGATAGAGTAGATGGTGGATTTGACCCCCAATACGCACTTGCACTCTGAATGTTTGGATGTGCCTTCCAATATGATTTTGAAGGAAGAAACATAGGCATTCCTGCGGTAAAATGTTCAAACATACTCATTGTGAGACCTGCTTCATATGGGAAATGAATTACACCACGAAATTCAGCAATGTCTTTCCATTCAAAATTACTTGGTTTTGGAGACACTAATGGATGTGTTAGATTGCCAGAATACAGTAGAAATGTAGATTTTGTTGGTGTATACTTCATATTCGTATACAAACATAAAGAGGGAACTACATATTCTGGTTTAATACCGCATCCCTTACCCATATACAGTTGATCAACACGATTGTTTGAAACGGTGTAAAGTAATCCTTTGTTTAAAAGACGATAGAGACATGCATGATAACTTCCAATGTAGTTGGTTTCTCGTTTGAAAGAGAATGGTATATCATATCTACATGCATTGATGAGTATAATCGGTTTGTTATACTTTTCAAAGACCATTGCAAATACATTTGGATATCCAACAATGAATCCATCAAAGGTTTGGAGAAACGAATCGTATGTTTTTTGAAACTCTTGGATCATTTGAGGATTTAGATCTAACCATGTACTTGGATTGATATGTTTCGGGTTATCTCTAGTTCGTTTCATGATATGAGCGTGACCTGATAAGCACCAATCTGTAACTTCAACATCTAATCCAAGTGACTTGAAGTCTCCGATTACAGAGATATGCAAGTCCATGTTAAACAACTTCATTCTTTAGTTTAAAGGAAGTCAATGTCTAATCGGATTTTTACTTATGGAAACTCTTTTCAAAGATGATTACAATGGTTAAAGTATTTACTTTTTGCTTATTTGGACCTCCAAATCCACGATACTATCCAGTTCCTATGCTTCAAAACATTTCATTAATAAGAACCTACTTTCCTGAATGGAAAGTGTATTTATACACTGCACCTGATGTTCAAGAAGAGTTCTTATCTCAAGTTGCAATGTATTCAAATGTAGTTGTTCGTCCAACTGGAAAACTGGGAAACATTAATATGATGGAACGGTTCCTTGCAATTGATGATGAAGATGTTGAAATTATGATGGTTCGTGATGCAGATAGTCATGTTCATTGGAAAGACCGTTGGGCAATCTTTGATTTCTTAAATAGACCTGAATTTTTAGCACACACAATCAGAGATAATGTAGAACATAAAGCTAAATTAATGGGAGGACTTTGGGGTATTCGAAAGATACCAGGATTTAAAATTAGTGAATTATATGAACATTATATACAAAATCCAATTGATCTTAAATACGGGTTAGATCAAAGTTTTTTGACACTGTATGTGTATCCATATGTTATAAATGTTTTACTCGTTCATGTAAGTAGAGGTCCTACATTCAAAAATGAACATGTAATAAGGTTTCCATTTATGTACAATCATTTTATATTTTGTGGACGAGATGATGGATCTGATTTTATAGACACTCCTCAACCTAAAAAAGACGCGTTATCATTTATATTTGAAAAAACTAGTCTAAAATAAATATGATTGGGATTGCTATCCCATGTTATGAAGGACATTTTCATCTTCTATCTGCTCTTATTGAAAACATCTCTCTATCTACAGCACGACCAGACCATATTGCTATTTCTTGTTCATCTTGGAAACATAACGCTAGAACACATACTCAATACAAAGGAATTCAAGTTTCAATTCAATATTCAACACAGAAACTCAATCAAGCAATGAATCGAAACATTGCAGGATCAATGCTCAATACTCAATACATCTCATTTATTGACGCAGATGATTTAATGCATCCTTCTCGCATTGAATACATTCTTAAAGCATTCAATTCAGGACCTTATCAAGCAATTTTTCACGGATACACTCGTGAACACATCAGTCATTCTGGAGATCCATTTCAACCTATGGATCCATTTAAACTTGCTACAGAAGAATTGGTTGTAGATCCAAATGCATATGGAATTAAGGTAGGAGAGACTGGATATGAAATTCATCACGCACATGTGACTGTAACACGTGAAGTGTTCAACCGGTTTAAGTTTAATGAAAGTTGGGAAGCATTTCGTTTAGAAGATTCATTGTATGCAAGAACTCTTGCTCAACATGGTGTAAAACTTGGATATGTTGCAAACAAGTTGACGCGGTATATTTTCACAGGTAATTCATAAATGCATCTCAAGCAAATTGGATCTCGCGCTCAAGTTATGCACGGAACAGCCCACCACACAACTGGTGGACTTACCAAGGCAGACCTCAAGATGAACAAATGGGGTCGTATTGTCTCACGTAAGAAGTCAGCTAAAATGTCCCACGGAAAAACTCGCCGCAACAAGTAATGCGATTGATCTCTCTATTAAGTGCTGCGTTATGGGTGGATTTTGCAGTGATGGCGCTCATTAAAGTCGTACCTGCTCCTGTTTGGTTTCTTCCTCCAACAGGCGCACTCAGTCTATGGTATGACAAATTTGGTCTTGCAGCAGTCTCTGCAGATGTTCTGAGTTTATTTCTAGGAGTCCTTCTTGCTACGTTCTTATTCCCAGGAGCAATGGGACTTCAATTAGTGATGGCAGCAGTCTTTGTACAAATGGTACATGACATCTTCTTCTACGTCGTAGT